CGGCTGCCCTGATCAGCCGGTCCAGCCAGACGCTGTCGCCCTTGGCGGCTTCCTCCTCGATGGCCGCCTGGATGGCGTCTTCGAGGTCGGCGGCGCGGGCCCGCTGTGCGGCTGCCAGGCGTTCGCGGTTGACGGCCGGCAGGTGCTCGTACAGCTCCCAGTGGGCCTTGATCCAGATCGCCCGGCGGCGGCAGTAGTGCGCCGCCTCGACCAGTTCGAACGGGTCGACGTTCCGCTTGGTGCGGTACGCCTTGATCTTGGAGATCTCCCGCATGCGCCACTTCGGCCACTCCGCGGAGCCACCGGTGAAGTCCCCGACACCGAACAGGCGGTGCAGGGTGTCGAAGACGGTCGCGTCAGTCGCCAGCGCCACCGGGCTCCTCCTCCACGGTCTCGGCGGCGGCCAGAGCGGCGGCCACGATCGGGCGCATGGCGTCAGCCGGGGAAGGAACGTGCTCCTCGGGCGCCCAGTCCCACCCGGCCTCGGCGCACGCGGCGAGGGTGGCGCGCTCGAGATAGTCCAGCTCGGGGAAGCCGTCCTGCTTCAGGTCGGCGTGACGTCGTGCGATCCGCTCGATGTCGTCGGGGGTCACTGGGACCTCCCGATGTCCGCGGCGAAGAACGTGCCGATGGCCTGCTCGCACGCCCTACGGATCTCGGCGGCCTGCTCGTTCCAGTTGCCCGTGTCGAAGTCCGCCCAGTCGCGGGTGATGGTGACGCGCTTGCCCGAGGACTCCAGGTCGATGCGCAGTTCCATCACGAACCGATCCGCGGCAGGACGTCGTCGCCGACCAGTTCGGCCAGCTGACCGGTACGCCAGGCGTCGATGACGTGCGCGCGGCCCTCCGGCTCATAGCGCACGGAGAACGACTTGGGTCGCCCGGCAGGGGTGTACTCCACCCCGTCAGGCACCTCCCCGGTCACCGGGTCGAACGGCAGGTAACCCGAGTGCTCCAGACGCTTGAGCAAGGTGGTGCGCGCCGACGGCTTGACCTGGTCGAACTCCATCGCCGGCACCGGGGGAGCGGTGATCGTCTCGACGCTCTCGGGGCTGACCTGGCGGACCCAGTCCAGGAAGGCCGCCTCGTCGACGACGTCGTACGACTCCTTCTGCTCGGCCAGCGTGATCGTGGCGACCTTCGTGTTGTCCGGCAGCTTCACCGTGAACTGCTTGGTGCCGACGTCCTCGTACTGCTCCAGCAGCACCTGGAAGTGGTCGCTGCGCATCTGGGAGATGGCGTCGGCGATGACGTCGGCGATCGCCTTGGTCAGCGCCAGGCGCAGGTTGTCCTCGCGCAGGCTCACCGGTCCTCACCGCCCGGCCAGTTGACCTCGACGATGTCGTCGATCGCGGTGTACAGCTCGTCGGCCAGGGCCAGCAGCGCCTCGGTCTGGCCGGAACCGAGTTCGGCCGCCCGGCCGATGGCCTGGTCGAGCAGCGAACGGACGCGGTCCTCGATCCCGCCGCCGATGTCCTCGAAGTAGAAGTCACTGTCCACTTGCCCGGTCCTTTCCTGAGAGCAGCGCGCCCTGCGCCTGTGTCCATGCCCGCTCGCGGTCGCGGCGGTAGATCTCGTCGTAGGACTCGCCGCGGTTGTAGGCGGCGTTCTCCATCGCGACGCGGATAGCGCTGCGACGGTCGGAGCCGTCGACGATCGCCAGGGACGCGGCGGAGAAGTACATGCCGGCGGCACGCCCGGCGTTGCCGTGGCGGGACTTGAGGATCTGCACCTTCAGGTCGTCGCCGACCGCCCCGTTCTGACCGGCTGAAGCCAGGTCCTGGGACAGGTGGGGCCGGGAGATCGCCAGCAGGAAGTCCGCGGTCTCCTCGATCGCCCCGGAGTTGCGGGACGACTCCAGCTCCAGGTCCTCGCCCTGCTTCTTGGAGCGGTTCACCTGGACCGGGGTCATGATGTGGACCTCGTGGCGCTTGGCCTCCTCCTTCAGGGCCATGACGGCCTTGGAGGTGCGCTCGTAGTCGTCCTTACCCCGGTGGTGGTGGGCGTAGTACGTCAGGTGGTCGACCATGACGAGCCGGGGCCGCTCGCCCTTCTCCTCCGCGTACTCGTCCAAGACGCGCGCGAAGTCCTCCTGCGCCAGGCGGTTGTCCTCGACGATGCCCAGCAGCGGGAACTGCTCCCAGATGCCCGGCTCGTCGACGGTCGGCATGTGGAACCGCGTGATCTTGCGCATGCGGTTGTACGTCTCGGCGGCCGTCAGCTCCAGGGTGATCATGAGCGTGGGGACGGCGCGGGTGTACCAGCAGATGTTGTTCAGGAAGACCGACTTCGCGTTGCCGGTCTTGGCCATGGGGATGGTGACGCCACCAGGGCGCAGGCCGGGGGCGAGCAGCGCGTCCAGGGTGGGGAAGCCCATCCGGATGCCGGGCGCCGCCTGCTCCATCGCGAAGAGCTTGCGAGCGGACTCCTGGATGGAGAAGACGCGCCTGCCGCGCATGTCGGCGTCCGCGACGAGGTCGAGCACCTCACGCCACCCGGCGCCGCCGTTGATGTAGTCCGACCAGTCGTTCGCGTCCTTCAGCTCGACGATGCGGGCCTTCGACCCGAGGATCTCCCGGCCCTTGGCGGCGCCCTGCTTGCCGGCGTGGTCGTTGTCGAACCCGAGGTACACGCGGCGGCAGTCGTCGAAGAACTCGCCGAACCCCTCCTTGCCCTCGGGGAAGACCTGAGCGCCGGGCATGGCCACGACGGCGAACGCGCGGGCGCGAGCATCGGGGGAGGCCTGCAGGATCTGCCGCAGGATCAGCCGGTCGAACTCGCCTTCGACGACGAGCGCGGCGTCGGACCCGCGAAGGTCGTCCGTGCCGTACAGGCGCACCGGGTCGCCGGCAGGGGTGGCGTACTTGATCGGGTTGGCCGGGTCCAGCGCACGCCCGCGCACCTGCACCACCTGGTTGGAGACCAGGTAGGGGATGACGATCCTGCCCTCGTGGAAGTCCCCGCCGGAGGCGCGCAGCATCCCGCTGTCGCGCAGCTCCTCCATCGTGAAGCCGCCCGGCTTGAGGGCCGAGGGCAGCGCCTTGACGACCGACACGCCCTTGGGGTGGTACCCGAGGCGCGCCGCTTCGATGGTGTCGAGCGTCAGCCCACGGTCGAACAGGTACGTCAGGGCCTTCTCGTTGCGCATGAGCAGGTCCTGGCAGGCGGTGACGTACTCGCCGTAGATGGCCAGCTTGCGCGAGGGCTTGAAGACTTCTGCGCGCTCCTCGTCACCGAAGTGCTCCAGGATGCGCCGCCACCCGCCCTCGGTGCCGCAGACCTTGCAGGAGAACGCGCCGTGCTCGCTGGACACGTACAGCTTCTTCTTGCGGGCGTCGCCGGCCTCGTCGCACACGAAGAAGCACGGGATGATCAGCTCCTTGCCCGACTGCTTGACGTCGAGCGTCTTGGAGCGCAGGTACCCCCGAACGTCCAGGTCAGGCACGTCAGGCCTCGACGTCGACGTGGTGGGGGGCCGCCAGGTCCTGGCGGCCGAGCCCAGTACCAGAGCCTGGGACGAAGGTCCCAAGCGTCTCTCGGACTGTCGCGCTACAAGCCACGATGGTTCTCCTTGCTTGCTTCTTGTGTGGACCCAGGCCAAAATTCGGGCCTGGACGGGGGTCGCCCGAGGGAGACGGACGACCCCCGTTCACCTGCGGTGACGGTGGCCAGGGCGGGACGCAGGCTGGGTTCTCGGGGCTGAGCCCCGGGCGCTGCCCTCTTGGTTGCAGCTCGCCCGGCCTTCGGTGTCGCGTCCGGGATGAAGAACCGGCGCGACCGGCGTTGACGCCCCGCCCTGGGGCTCATGGGCCTGTCAGAACGGGGGCTCGTCGCCCTGGTACTGGGAGGCCTCGTCGCCGTCCTTGGCGGGCAGGACGTCGGTGATCTTCGTGTCGAAGAACGTGCGGTCGCCGGCCTGACGGGGCGCCTGGTGCGTCAGCACGACGCGGGCCTTCATCCCGACGACCAGGTCCGTGTCGACGTCCTGGCCCAGGCTCAGCGGCTCACCCTGCAGCGCCTCGTAGGCGACGCGCGCGGGCGACCACCCCTCCAGCTCCACCGACGGGTCGGTCTCGAGGACGATCTCGGAGCCCGCGTTCGGGCCCTGCAGGAGCTCCCACGTCCACATCCAGCGGTGGACCTCGCCCTCGTCGCCGGCACGCTTCTGCCCGCGCTGGACGGCCTTGTGGTGGCTCTTGTACGTGAAGGGCGTGCGGCGCTCCTCCACGTTCCGCAGGACGGCGAGGAACTCGCCCTCCTCATGGAAGTACGCGGAGCCCTGGGTGACTTCAGCCTTCGGCATCTTCGTGTCCCTCTTCGTGTGGTGTCGGTGTTACTGGCTCAGGCCCTTGCCGATGACCGTCAGGCGGGCCTTCAGGGCGGCATCGAGCGCGCCGGCCTGAAGTGCGTCGTTCCAGATCGCCTTGACGTCGGCTCGGGTGGCGCACTGCTCGGCTTCTGCCGCGTAGTCGCGCGGGACGACGTGCTCGGCGATGACCTGCCCGCCCAGGACGTCCTGCACCGTCTCGACCGCTGTGGGGGTCGGTGCGGTGGTGTCGTTGGTGCTCTTCGGCGCCGCGTTGTTCGCCCGGGGGCGCGGCAGGACCCCGGAGGGGTCGGCAACCACGGGGCCGGCGTTGGCGTCCGGGGCGGCGATCTGCACGGGCTCGCCGATGACGTCGACGTTCTGCGACGGCGCCAGGCCCTTGGCCTTGTTCGCGAGCATCTCGGCGAGCTGGGTGTAGTCGCTGTCGGCGAACCGCACCGGCGTGGTGTCACCGAAGGCGTACAGCCGGTCCTTCAGGAAGGGGATCTCCGGGGTCGGCTGCCAGCGCAGGTGGCGCTTGATGACCTTCTTGCCGTCCTGCAGGTCCCACTCGTTCTCCATGAGCGCGACCAGGTCGAACCACCCGGCCACCTGCTCGCGGATGCCGCCGACCATGTCGACCGACCAGGCCTGCGTGATGTTGAGGGTGTCGTCGCCGAGCTTGGCCTTCTTGCTGTCCTGGCCCTTGACCTTGACCTGGCCGGCCTCCTTGATGTGAGCGTTGACGACGACGTTCACGTCGAGCTCCAGCAGGCCCTGGATGAACTCCTTGACCGGGTTGTTCACCGCGTCGTAGTCGCCCTCGAACGCCTCCAGGCGCTCACGGCTGACCTTCTTGAGCCGCTCACGCACGGACGTCATCTGGAAGCCGTCGATCGTGTCGACGATGACCGTGTCGAACGCGCGGCTCGGCTTGCCGACCTCCCGGCGGATGTACTGCAGCGTCTCCTTGGCCTCGGCCAGGCTGCGGATGCGCACGTAGGGGATGCCACGGTCAGCCAGGACCGAGCGGCCGTCCTCGAAGTCGCACAGGAACGGGCGCTTCCAGAAGGATGCGGCGCGGGTCTTACCCGAACCGGGGCGACCCAGGACGAGGCACTTGATGTTGCTCGTGCCGCCGTCACCGTCGAGGTAGTCCTCCAGGCCGGTGGTCTTGATCTGAATCACTTCGTGATGCCCTTCGTCGGGGGGACTGCCTGGACCTTGACGACGTACGCCGGGTGCTCACCGAGCGCGTATTCCTCGTCGGTGGGGTAGAGCGCGATCGGCGTGTTGAACAGGGCGATGCGGTACTCGACGAGATCAGCGATGAGGCCGAGAAACTCGTCCTCCCCGAGGACCTGGTCCTCCTGGTCGGTGCCCAA